CGAGAATATCGCCTATACGATGGTGAAGCACGCCGACCCGCAGATTCCGAATGAAGTGGATGAATGGCTGGACGGATTCAACACCTTTTCCATCTATCAGGTACTGCCGCAGCTTATAGAACTGTGGGGACTCAATGTGCAGACGGATGTGGAGGCTAAAAAAAACTTCGCCCAACTGAGCGGGAAATGACCACGCCGCTGTTCCTCTTACGGTGTGTGCAGCTAGGGCTTTCGATGGCAGACTTGGAGCTGCTCTCCATTGGATTAATCAATGATATGTACTGCGAGAGCAGGAACGACTCCTGCTCCTATGCAGTGCTTGGAACGCAACAGGATATGGATTTATTTTAACGCTTTATGGAGCCCTGACCGGCTCCTTTTTTTGTGGTTTTGGGAAGGAAGGTGAGGGGAGTGGCATCAAGGATACAGGGCATCACGGTGGAGATCGGCGGCGATACCACGAAACTCACCACCGCCTTAAAATCAGTCAATACCGATATCCGCACCACGCAGTCACAGTTACGGGATGTGAACAACCTCCTGAAACTGGACCCCGGCAACACGGAACTGCTGGCACAGAAACACCGGCTCCTTGCGGAAGCGGTGCGGGAGACGAAGGAAAAACTGGAAACCCTGAAAGCGGCTGCGGAACAGGCAAACGAGGCATTGGCAAAGGGTGAGATCACACAGGAGCAGTACGATGGGCTGCAGCGGGAGATCATCGAGACTGAGGAAAAATTAAAGAGTCTCGAAGAACAGGCGAACCAGTCGGCGGTGGCGGTGCAGAAGATCGCCGCTGTGGGTGAGGATTTGAAGAACTTAGGGGATAAGATTTCCGGTGTCGGCACCACCCTCACCAAGACTGTGACCACGCCCATCGTGGGGCTTGGAACGGTGGCGGTAAAAACAGCGGCGGACTTCGATTCCGCCATGAGCCAGGTCGGGGCGGTGTCCGGGGCAACGGGAAAAGACCTTGATGCCCTTCGGGAAAAGGCAAGAGAGATGGGGAGCAAGACCAAGTTCTCCGCATCGGAGGCAGCCGAGGCAATGAACTACATGGCGATGGCCGGCTGGAAAACTTCTGATATGCTCTCCGGCATAGAGGGCATCATGAATTTGGCTGCGGCATCCGGGGAAGATCTGGCAAGCACATCCGATATTGTGACAGACGCATTGACTGCTTTCGGTCTTACCGCAGCGGATTCCGGGCATTTTGCGGATATCCTTGCGGCGGCCAGTTCCAATGCCAATACGAATGTTTCCATGATGGGCGAGACCTTCAAATACTGTGCGCCCATTGCCGGGGCGCTTGGTTTCTCCGCAGAAGATACCGCAGAGGCAATCGGGCTGATGGGCAATGCGGGCATCAAGTCCACACAGGCTGGTACTGCGCTGCGTACCATCATGAGCAACCTTTCCGGGGAAGTGAAGATTTGCGGTTCGAGCATCGGTGAAGTGACCATTGCCACCACCAATGCGGACGGGAGCATGAGGGATTTGAGTGCCATCCTCGCTGACTGCCGGACGGCATTCGGCGGATTGTCCGAATCAGAGAAGGCAGCGGCGGCAGAGGCGCTTGTGGGCAAAAATGCCATGTCAGGATTCCTCGCATTAATGAATGCCGCCCCTGCGGACATTGAAAAGGTGAGCAGCGCCATAGCGAACTGCGACGGGAAGTCGGCGGAGATGGCGGCTACCATGCAGGATAACCTTGCGGGGCAGCTTACCATCCTGAAAAGCCAGTTGGAGGAGCTTGCCATTTCCTTTGGCGAGATATTAATGCCCGCCATCCGCCAGATCGTCACATGGGTGCAGGGATTTGTGGATAAGCTGAACGGCATGGATGAAGGCACCAAAAACACCATCGTCACCATCGGTCTGCTTGCCGCCGCCATTGGCCCCGTCCTTATTGTGATTGGAAAAGTGGTCTCGGCGGTGGGCAGTATTATGACATTCATTCCCACGCTGATCGGCGGCATTTCCAGTATCGGCGGAGGGCTTAGTGCCTTGTGGGGCATCCTTGCGGCGAACCCGGTAACGCTGGTCATTGCGGCAATCGCGGCACTGATAGCCATATTTGTGGCGCTGTGGAATAACTGCGAGGGATTCCGGGAGTTCTGGATCAACTTATGGAACGTGATAAAAGACGCGGCTGTTGCGGTATGGAATGGTTTGAAGGACTTTTTCTCCAACATCTGGAACGCCATCACCGGGGCGGCGCAGGCCATCTGGAACGGGCTGAAAGATTTCTTTAGCGGGCTGTGGGAGGGCATCAAAAACATCTTCCAGACTGTGCTTGATGTGATAAAGACGCTGATCGTGGCGCGGTTCGAGTTCTACAAAACCATTATCACAACCGTACTGAATGTGATACAGACGGTGGTATCCACGGTTTGGAATGCGATAAAAACCGTGATTGAAACCGTGACAAACGCCATCGGCTCTTTCCTTTCCTCCGCATGGGAGGCAATCAGGAATACTGTCACCACGGTAATGGAGGCGATACGGAATGTAATCACTTCTGTTTGGGAAGCCATTAAATCAGCGGTGACGGCGGTGCTTTCTGCCATTAAGGATGTGGTGGTCTCCGCGTGGGAGGCGATAAAGAATGCCATTTCCACAGCAATGGAGGCGATACGCTCTGCGGTCATTGCCGCATGGGAAGCCATAAAGAGCGCGGTGTCCTCTGCGATTGAAGCGATAAAAAATGTGGCTGTGGCGGCATGGGAGGCCATCAAGTCAGCGGTCATTTCCATTATGGAGGCGATCAAGTCCGCCATTACCGCCGCGTGGGAGGCAATCAAATCCGCAGTAAGTTCCGTGGTCAATGCGATAAAAGAGGTTATTACCAGTGTGTGGAATGCCATCAAATCCACAGTCACAAGCATTGTGGGAGGCATTAAGGATGCGGTGGTGAATGTATTCAACAGCCTGCTATCCGGCATCAAAAATGCCATGAGCGGCATTGCCGGGGCGGTCAAGAGCGGATTCGATGCGGCAATCAACTTCATCAAGAGCCTGCCCTCACAGGCATTGCAGTGGGGCAAAGATATCATTGGCGGCTTGATTGATGGTATTAAAGCGAAGATCAGCCATCTGGTGGACAGCGTGAAGGATGTGGCGGGGACGATTGCCTCCTTCCTGCATTTCTCCGAGCCGGACGAGGGACCGCTTTCCAACTTCCACACCTTTATGCCGGACATGATCGACCTGCTCGGAAAAGGGATAAAAGGCAACCTCGGAAAGCTGACCGGTCCCATGAAGGAACTGGCGGGGATGCTTATTCCCACAACGGGGGCGATGGAAAGTATCAAATCATCCGGCAATGGCGGGAACGGGAATGCTTCACTGGCGGCAAGGCTGGATGCCATGTATGAGGTGGTAACAAAGTATCTGCCGAGGCTGGCAAACAGCCAAGTGGTATTGGATTCCGGCGTATTAGTGGGAGAATTATCTGACGGGCTGAACCGGGAGCTGGGAAAGGCGTATTCATGATCAGGAAATTCAGGATTATAAACGGGGAAGGGATGTCATGGGATTTGAACGCCCGGACATCCTTTTTCCATTCCATTGGCGGCTTCGGCTATAAGGACGGGACGCAGTATGAACAGATCGGCACGGACTTCATTCCTTTGGAGGAATTATTCTCACAGGGTGTGATGACCGGGCGCATCTTCTTTGGCGGGATAAGCGCATACAGAAACTACAGAGCTTTCTCCCGTTTCGTCCGGGCGGTGCCGCTGACCCTTGTGTACGAGATGGAGGAGGCGTTCCGCGTCCCGGTGCGGATGACGGAGATTGCAAAAAGCGAACTGATAACGGGAGGCGCGGGCTTAGACTGCGAGGTGGCTTTCACGGCAACGGGGCAGTTTTACAAGAATGTTTCCGGCTACAGCGGTACGCTCTCCATCGGCGGGAAAATCTACCCTTACGAATATACCTACGCCTATGCGGACGTAACGCAGAACACCCTCATGATTGACAGCGACAGCCGAGGGGACAGCCCATGTAAAGTGACGGTGTACGGCCCCTGCACGAACCCGGTATGGAAGCACTATGTAAATAATGTTTTGTATGATACGGGGCGGTATGAAGGGAATATCCCGGACGGGCATAAGCTGGTCATTGACACCACGCAGATTCCCTACAGCATCACGGAGCGGGGCGTCAGTGACGAGGTGGTGGCAGACCGTTACCAGATGTGCGACTTCACCACGGAGCGGTTCTTCCACCTGCAGTATGGCAGCAACCGCATTTCCGTGGTGCATGAGGGGCTGAACATCTTAAATGTTATGGTTGAGGGGAGGATCAGCTATGAGACCGTATAACGTGGAGATATTCACGCAGGATTTTGAGATGGTGGGGAACACCAATGTAAATGAGATCACCTATAAAGAAGATTATTTATCTTCTGATGGGAACACGGTCACGGTGCTTGCCCTGCCCGGTGTGAAGAAGCAGGACTACATCCGCATCAGCCGGGGCAGTGAGGAATATGCCGGAATCGTGACGGAAATCGGCTATGGCACGGACAAGTCAAAGAAGTTACAGACCATTTCCTACAAGCCGCTGATGGAGCTGCTGAATACGGATGTGCTTTTCGATGTAGACCAGCAGGGGCAGGGCAGCATGGAGCGGTTCATCTGTGACAGGATAAAAGAAATGTTTATCACAAACGAGGATGAAATGCAGAATATAAAAGGGCTTTCCGTTACGGCGGCAACGTCCACAAAGGACTGGAGCCTTCACATCACGCCCTCCGACAAGGGCGGACATTATAATATCGTGAACCTGATTGATTCCGTAATCATCCCGGCAATGGAGAAGTACAGCATCCTTGTAAAGATGAGGCTGGATATCCAGAACCGGGAAGTGCAGATCACGGTGGGGAAAGCGGCATCCGGGGTGATTACGATTGAGAGTGACCTTCCCAATATCATCAAAAAGAACGTCATCATCCGGCAGGTCAGCGCCGATGTGAATAAACTGGTGATCTATGACAGTTCCGATTATGAGAAGAAAAGGGTGTATTTTCTCCACCCGGATTTGGGATATGACACGAAGGACCGTGACCGCATTGTCCCGGTGGTGTGTGAGATGCAGTCGGTTTCCCATGAGGAGGGGAGCAGCTTTGAGAGCGCGGCAATCAGCGCCGCCCATAACAAGTTTGCCAACCTTTCCTATTCCAACCTCATAGAACTTACCATGATGAACGGTGACGCGCTGGTAAAGCCGGAGGAACTGGAATTCGGGCAGGTGGCGGACATCATCTCGGACGGGGAGAGTTACCGCAGCATCCTCACGGGCAGGGAGCGGGGGAAGAACACAAAGCTGGTGTTCGGCACGGTGCGGCTGGACCTAACAAAGATTTTAAGGAGGCAGGAGAATGGCTGACAATATCACATTAAAAACCTACAAGGGCGGGAACGTGACCCCGCAGGATGATGCCATCATCTATGAGACGGCGATCCCCGGCAGCGGCATCTTCAAAGGGTGCGAAGTGACGTATGCCAGGGGCAACGTCCTTCATATCTCGCAGGGCTTTGGCATGATACGGGGGCGGTTCTTTGAAGTGTATGAAACGGAGATAGACGTGCGCCTTGCGGACGTGGGGGAAACCCTGCAGGGGAGGGTATATATCCACCTTGACCTGTCAAATGCGGATGAGCCGATCAAGATACTGGCGCAGGCGGCATCGGAGCTTCCGCCGCTGGATGCGGACGTGAACATCAATTACAACAATTCCTCCTACGATCTGGAACTTGCCATCTTCACTGTATCTTCCGCAGGCCTGGACGGTCTGACGAAGGTGTTCCCCACGCTGAAAGCCGGGAGCGGAGGCGGCGGGGGAGGCGGGGAAACGCTCACTCGCGCCACGTCCTATGCCGTAGGGGATGCGGTGACCGCTGTGGGCGCTCCGGGGTGGGCGACTGTTGTCTGCACACAGGC